CTGGACTCCCGTAAAGAAGTTCAGCCACCGACCTACCCAACTTTTCTGCTAATTCGAAAAGAAATCTACGCTCAGGATTCTTTAGGAAATCGTGCCTGTGCTTCGTCTACCGCCTCCGCTGTAAGACCAGATGAGCCAAGTGCCTTTGTTGCAAGGCGCTCAACTACTGCACCATTCTTTGACAGAATGGCTTCTCTATCTTGGTCTGTAAAGACTGGTAGACCTGTTGCTGGGTCATAGACAGTTGCGATAACTGTCATTGCGTACATAAGACCGACATCTGTTTTGTCGCCCTTAGATGCGTTTTCACCCAACTTGGCGCGTTCTGCCGCTGTCATTGAACGAACTTCAACAGTTACTCCCCATTCAGGGACTTCAACTGTTTCCTTCGTGATGTCATCGGCACTAAAGATTGTTTCTTTGAGACTCATTTATTTCTCCTTGGGACACTAGGTTGGTCACGATTTATTAAGTTGTAGTGCTATTAAATTATGCGTATGTACCGCGTGTTACTGCACCTGTTACCTGGAACTCTGCTGAGTATGTCACGACATCGCCAACAGCGCCAGACTTCTCGTAAGAAGTAAGGATTGCTTCACCTGTGTACTTAACCTGTCCAGCAGTTGAACCTTCTGGACCGTATTCGAATGAAACTGTTGCCGCTTGTCCTGCGATTCCTGCAAGGTGAGCATCAACTGTTGCATCAAAGTTTCCTGATGCTGAGACGGTTGAATCTGTTAAACCGACAATGTAGGTCTTTGCAGATGAGCCGAATGAAGTTGTTTCAGCGGTCTCAATTGTCTGAGGGAATGAAACATCTGTGAGTGTGTTTGAAATATCGGTAAGTGTGCCACCTGAGTTGTCTACCTTGAATACGGTGGACTTACCATGACGAAATGTAGGCATTTGTTATCTCCTTGAAAAAGCCACGATTGGGGTGGCGGTACCTGTTGAACCTGCAACCGTGTAGTTCACGCGCAGGTATCTTGCTACTGATGTTCCAGCCGCAACTTCAACTCGCTCAGATGTTTTCTGAGTAGATGTCACTACGGTGAATGTCACCAAATCCGTAAATGTTGAGTTGTCGGCTGACTGCTGAACCTTTACGGTGATATTTCCATTTCGAGTATTTGTCGGAACGGAAAGAAACGCAACTCCACCATTGGCTGATGAAGCGCCATTGTCCACGCCAGTTCCGTTTCCAGTCGCGGTGACGGCTGAGCCAGAGGACAAAATGACCCCATGCTCTACGCCTTCAGATGACTGGAACTCAGCACTTGCCTGAACAACATCTGCAATTGCACCTGATACTTCGTATGAGGTGTTATCGGACTCAAGCATCACGGCGCGGTTGCCGTTTGCGTGACCTTCGGTTGCAACAATAACTTTTTGCTTTGTTGCTCCACCGAGAACTGATGCAAAATAATCATCTGTACCTGTATCGGCTGTTCCTTCAAACATACCGCTGAGCGATACTGTTCCATCTACAAGTCCAGTAATGTACTCCTTGGCGCTTGAGCCGAATGTACTGGTTTCTGCTGTCTCAACTGTTGTAGCCGCTGAAACATCATTGAAATAAGATGAAAAATCAAACTCATCTACAAATACTTTTACACTTTTACCATGACGAAATGTAGGCATTATTTCTCCTCAACTGGGCGCTGGTGAATTGTTCCATCTTGAAGAAAGCCATCTCCATCGCCATCTGTGGCATCTGGGTCAAATCCATCTTCTTCTTTGACAGCCTCAACTGGAGCCTCAACGACTGGCTCAATGATTGGCTCAACTTTAGGTTCTTCGATTTTCTTTGCTGGCTTAGAGGCATCCTCAATAGCGCCAGACTCAAGTAGCCACTTGATTGATGTGGCTGGCAAATCTTCTACGACATCGCCAATTTCGGCGCGTTTGTTTGGTGGGTAATCAATACCCTGAAGTACACGGTACTTAGCCATCTATTCCTCCTTGACGGCGCATGGGTAGCCCAAGTACACCGTCTAAGGTCACACGGACACGGAGGTAAGACGACTAACTCGGGCGACTAGCGCACATTAAGGAAAGTGTATCAGGATGCAGATTCGGAGATTTTAGCCTCTACATATTCTGAACTGACGAATACTTTTTCTCCAGATTCAAGAACGATGCCAACGCGCTTCAAGATGGACTCGCCGTTCCAAGTCTCGTAGCCAAGCCAGAAGATTTCACCCTCTGTTCCCTTTGCCACTTTGCGACCCTTGACCACGACAACTTTCTGACCTTTGACGATTTGACCCTCGGCTAATTGGCTCTGTAAAAATTCTTGGTACTCAACAATTTCCTTCTCGTCACATTTGTGAACTGGGTAGATAGCCTTACCACGGTCTCCGTAGTCAGCAAATCTGCTTGAAACAATCTCGACACTAGCGATGTAGAACTTGCCACCTTTGGACTCGCACTTAACAACTTCGCGCCCACACTTGAAGCAAGGCTTTGAACCTTCGACTGGTCTTGCCATTTCTATCCCCTTTCGTTACAGGAATAGCATATCACACCCCAGTTAGTTATTCAAGGGTGCGCCCTCACAACAATTAGATTTCTGGTGGCAATGAGGGCAAAGCCAGCGGGTCGAAATCGGCTCATATTCCTTGCCACAAAAGTCGCACTCAAGCATCTCGGCGAGCGCGTTCCTCTCGAATCATGGCTAAGGTCAGGAAATATCCGATGCCGTCTACGACTGTATCTGGCTTGGTGATATGGGCTTCTCTTGCAATCTTAACTCCCACCATGCAAAGGCTTACCTGCTCCGCTGTGACCTCTATACCGAGGATAGCGCTCCAGATTTGAGCCGCCCTAGTGAAGTTATCCAGAGGATGCCCGTAAGCCTCCTGTCGGTCTCCAGAGACGAGTTCAGCCGCAAAGAGGGCTATGTCTCTAGGGTCATTCATTGAAGCAGTTGGAGGTCTGTTATCCCCCGCTCCGACACAACAAATGTCAGAACTCCTACATCCGCAGTTTCCCCCGTTGATTGACTCCACCATACGCTTCCCCCATCTAGTGCTGGGGCTTGGAGCCATTTAACTCCACCCCAATCTGCCATCTTCAAAGAGTGATAATGACCAGTCACAAGAATGTCACAATCGCCAATCTTATTGCGCCCTAGGGTTTGGTCAGCAATCCATCTACGAAGTTTTGCTTCAACTCCTGACCCAGCCCGAGCCAGATGTCCGTGAGTAATTCCAATAATTTTTGTACCCGCTTCAACTGTCAGCGATAGGGCATCGGTAGGGATAGCGAACTTGATATGTCCGTAGGCTTCAGGATTGGCTTGGAAGATTTCAGCCACGGACTCAACTAGGGCTACATCGTCATTATCGTTGAGAGTCGTAAAGGCTTTGCCATTCTTACGGTTCTCGCCGTGGTTTCCACCAATCGCCGCAACTGTGATTTCTGGAGCAAACTTAGACCATCGGATTAGGGCATCACGCAAAAGTCGGCGAGCAATCTTTACTTGGTCTCGTCTATCAACTTCAACTGTAAAAGTCTGGATGTCATAATGTCCATCGCAACCTTCAACTAAATCACCGAGACAAAGGACTGTTATGGATTCAATGGGTCTGCCCATCTTCTTCAACTCTTTGTATCGGGCTTCAACATCGTCAATGGCTTGGAGCCAGCGACCAACTAATCCTTTAAGTCCATCTCCATCTTTCTTGCCCACCTGCCAGTCAGCGGCAACTACAACAAGACTAGCCGCGCCTTCAATAAGTGGCTTTCTTTCTCTAGGTTTATGCTTTCGTATCTCTTGAATCAAATGGTCTATATCGGCGCGTTCTTTAGCCCCTTTACGAATGACCTTGCCTTTCCATTGGCGGTTAAGCGCACCTTCGGTGTTACCCCAGACATTGAAAAGGACAGGCTCGACAACAGCAAAATTCTCAGGGTCGAGACCCCAGAGGCGAAGAACTCCTGACCAATCTGGGTGAGCATCACCTTCCATTGGCTCTGTTGTAACTAATCCTTCATTGCCATCCCAAGTAACACCAGGAGTCCACTCAGCACTACGCTTACGCGATTCAACTGGCTGGGTCGTATTGTTTTCTGAAGTCTTTAACAGATTCTCAAGAGCATCGTCTAAATTCATTTATCACACTTACATCCGTCTAAGCCTTGCATCCTTCTACGGTGACGGCGAACAATGTTCGAACTCATCTCAAACCCGTAATCCGCAAGGACTTTGGTAATTGCTGAACCTTCAACTGCTGTGTTCAAAAGAGCCTCCGAAAGTTTCTGTGAAAACGCTTCAGGTAACTCTTGGAGTAATGCGCCCATAGCGCACTTATACCCAGGAAGTGTTTTCTTACCTTGGAGGGAGTCTAACCTAGCGCTGAACTCATCCAGATTTATTCTTTGACTTACATCTTGGACATCTAATGCTCCACGGGCGGGTTGCTGACTCAAAGAGGAGCCTGTCGCATTTCCAGCACCTTTGGAACTCGTCTGTCGTTGCGTTTCTGCCATACGGGTCTGCCACTCTCTCTTGGGGAGCCATTGGCTCCTGTGTCATTTCCTCACTAGACATCGAAAATTCACCGATAATAGTGGTCGCTGTTTTGGGTCTACTCCCAATGGATTTACACTACCCATTGGTTCTATACGCAAAATCTGGACATTGGAAATTGTGACATCAGTTACCGAAGCAAGCAAGTTTCGAATCGTCTCAACTGCATCTCGCGCCGTTGGATAATCTTCACGACCAGCACGACAGATAACTTGAAGCATTGGATAGTCAATTGCGATGCCACCTACACCCATTGTGAAGGCTGGTGGAGTTCCAGAGTTTTCAAAGACTGCTGTACAGACATCTGGGGACTCAGGCAAGGTGCCAAGAAATAGATTCGTACCGAGGGTGCCAAGGCTATTGGTCACCAAGTAATCCCCTATGGATTCTAGGATTGTTGCCATTAGACTGCCCCGTTCTTTCTGATTAGGTCAATAATACGCTGTGCCATGTTTCGCTGAATATCTGGCAATCTCTCCATGAAAGGTTGCTCAAGATATTTAGCCTGTGTTGGAGCATTGTGCTTGTAGTACATAATCTCATGGACATAAAGGGCGTATGGAGCCGCTGGTCCACCAAAGAAAATATCAACTCCGATGCCTTGAGGAGTATTCATAGGAGCCGAGACTCCGCCTGAGCCACGCAAAGCGCCTGTATCAATAGGGGTCAAAATCATGGCTTTAGCAAAAATCATATTGGCTTCTTCAAGGATTACTTGACCAACTACTTTGCCAGCATCCCTGCCTGATACCTCTAAAACATGGCGTAGTTGCTCTGCCCCATCAATTTCAAATGAGAATGTTTGAGCCATAATTACCGCCCAAAGCGTATGACGGTGTGATGCGCTCCGTTTTCATCTGCGAGATTATCAACTGCATTGATAGTAAATGTGTCGTTTCCGACCACCATCCTATGAGAAACGGTAATTGAAGTCTGTGGACCGTTGGTGATAAAACGACCAATATCGGTAACTTCAATTCCTTGGACATCTCGGCTACGAACTGTGTCATAGATGAGGCGACCAGTAGCCGTGACATTTGTGCCAGCCGCGCCGTAGGTGGTTTTGTTGTATTTATCAACTGAAGCCTTGGGTGTAAAGACCACAGTATCGGTCATAAACTCTGTGACTTTTGAATAGATAGCATCCATTGTTGCTATCTCCCTACTCTACGATGCGTGTTTCGTAGTAAGAGTTTGGATTGTCCATCTGACCAACAACAAAGTCTGTTGCAAAATCTGTAGTTGTCTTGTCGTCTGTGGACTTCAAAGCATCGGACTTAGCCCATGGCGCAGGTGGAGATTTCCGCATCTTGCGTTGAAACAGGCTGTTAGCCAACTCTTTGTAATGAGCAATCTTTGAACTGTAAGACTCAGAGACGGATATATCTCCAACGCTCTTTGAACTGCTATCGGCTAAACGGGCAAAACGGGCAATCAGGATTTCGGCACATTCACGCGCCGCATCGTAGGCATCGCCATTCCACTCGGTAATTACATAGGTTAATTCTTCGTCTGAGAAAAGAGCATCAGTTGAATCTGTGTCATTGAGAAGGAATCGAACATAATTTCGAGTAGAGGTACTTGGGTCACCTGAGTATGTAAAAGTCATTACATACCGCCAAGCATTAGCATAGTGGTACGAGCAAGATTCAACGCACTCTTGACATTGACGGCATCTGTATCAGTTGATTCAGAGGCATCACCGAGACCCGTGACTTTATATCCTCCAGCCGCAAGATTGTTTCCCAGAGTTCCAGATGTGATGGTTGCGCTGGTTATAGTAGTAATTGCTGTAAGGTTTCCCGTAGTCACTACTGTTCCAGAAGCATCTGGCAAAGTGATTGTTCGGTCAGCCGTTGGGTTAGTTACCTGAAAAGTAGTTTCACTTCCGTCAGCGCTTGAACCTTCAAAGATAATTGCTGTAGGCACTTCAATATTAGATGTAAATATTGGAGAAGCCGCAAGAATGTAATTGTCTAACTCGCTATCAACATCTGTAGCCAAGTTCTGAATATCGGTGTGAACGGCAGGGTTATCTCCCGCTGTTGGATAGCGTAGACCCTTAGTTGTTGTACCTGCCATTTTACTACCTCGATTCTAAATTACGCTAGTTTAGCAAATAGGTCTGCTACCGCATCGGCAACTACAAATTCTCTAGTTTGACCCGAAGAATCTGTATATGTTGTATCGCTTAAATAGGTTGATACAAATGCCAAGGCATCTGCCTCTGTTGCAAATTCTGACTCTGCTCCTGAAATATCTTCTCCGTCAAAAGAAACGCCAAGTACAACCATGTTTGGTGTGTCATTAGCATCTTTCGCTAAAAAACCGCCATTTTCAACATAAGATGGAATTGTTCCATCCTCATTTAGTTTGTAACTAATTATTTTCTTTGCCACTTGTAATCTCCTTTGCTAGTGATTTCTTGTCTAGTGGAATGAAACCACGGAGTTCAGCGAACTTAGCCCCGCAATCAGCAAACTTATCGGCGCAAGCCTCTAACCATCTGACTGTGAGTTCGTGGGTTGGTTCCTCGCCTTTTGCAAGCATTTCTTGTTCTGCCTGTAAATAAGCGAAAATTTCTGCTTGAGCAACTGCTCCATTGATTCCCATATCAAATAAATAAATATGATTACCCTCGTCTATAAGACCGCCTCTAGTACGAGCCGCATTAAGGGCTTGTTTCATGGCTGTCATTACATGGTGACGAGATTCATTTAATTCATAATCTTCTTCAGTAATTTCATCTTTGCCCAATTTTTCCATCATGGCTTGATACTGAGTAGTAAAAAAACTTAATTTACGCAAAGCGCCCTTAACTGAGTTTTCAAAATTATTTAGATGATTGTTAATTTCAACAATATCAACCCAAAGAAGTTCTTTCTCATAGCCATCATCAGCATTGTCGTATTCTTGAGTTTTTTTCTTTAATTCAATTTGCTTGCGTTTTACAGAAATATGTGCTTCTTCTAATGCTGAACGGGTACGGTCAATTACCGCCAAGATATGCTTCAAAGAACCCATTGGAGTTAGGTCAGTAACATCTAAAGTTACATTCTTAAATTGAGATGCTGATTTGTGAAAGTTTTCAGAATCTCTGCTAATAGCAGGAAGATTGGCATTGATATGCTCCAACATCCCTTTGTACTCAGGAGTTATTGCTAATTCGTTACTAACCTCTTGTAATGCGATTTCCATAAAGTGCCTCTCGTTTGATTTTTCAATATCCATTTTATAGTCCTCCATGTGAATTAGATGCTCCTGATAAATCGTATCGTGCTTGACTTAGACTGCCAAAACTAGCGGCATTTCCAGCGGATTGAATGGTTATGTAGTCAATTCCAGAAACCGCTCCTGCTTGATACCCTTTAGCAAACAACCCCCTTGTTGAACCTGCCGCTCCAGCGCCAGAATAAGAAGCGCCAGTTAAATCACCAAAATCTGTAGCATTTCCTGTAGAAGCAATTGTGAAGTAGTCAATAACATTGCTACTACCACCTGCATAGCCACCCGCTACGACTCCGCGAGTTGAATTGGCAAGAGATTCTGCTTGATAGCGAGCAACAGTTAATGCTCCAAAGTTAGTAGCATTTCCAGCAGAGGCAATTGTTACATATTGAATTTCCGTTGTAGCCGATGAAGGTGTAAATCCTCCTGAAAAACAAGCGCGGGTTGTAGAAGCCAAGCCTGTGACAAAACCTCTTTGAGCGGTGAGGTCACCAAAATCTGTTGCGTTACCAGATGCGGCGATAGTTATGTAGTCAATAACATTTGAATAGAATGAGCCGCCGCCGCCGCCTGTACCGCCAGCGTGTAGACCAACGGTAGAATTAGATGCTCCACCAAGATACATTCTCGAAACAGATAAATTGCCAAAAGAAGTAGCATTTCCACTTGTTGCCCATGAGAAGTATTCAATACCTCCCTGAAGTACATCAGATGTGGTATCTCCACCTGCAACAACGGCGCGTGAACTGGTAGACACAGTTCCGTTAGTCATTCCTCGTTTTACAATACTTAAATCTCCGAAGTCACGGGCATCTCCAAGATAAGCAATTGCTACAAAATCAACCGTATTTGTCCATCCTGAAGGTATACCTCCAAAGAACATAGCCTTTTCGCCTATTACTGGGAATGTGATTCCTGAAATATCAATACCGCCGTGGGCTTGAGATGATTGAGCAGGACCTAAATTTTTTCCTGTTGTAAGAGAACCCCAAGATGAAGCATTACCTAAAGTAGCAATGTTTACAGAATCTATTATTGCATTATTTGTTGAGTTTCCACCTGCAAAAACTCCTACTGTTTGATTTGTAGCCCCTCCCAAAACAAAACGAGCAACAGTCAAATCACCGAAATCTGTAGCATTTCCCGTTGAAGCGATAGTAATATAATCAATGATGTTATATGCAGGAGTATCTCCACCAGCAAATAAACCTCGAGTATTAGAAGAAGTTCCAGCAAGTTGTCCTCTCGCTACTGTTAAATCACCAAAACTTGTAGTGTTTCCAGTAGTAGCCATAGTGATGTAATCCATGCGGCTTTGTCTGCTAGAACCAGAAATACCGCCACCGTATACTCCACGGGTCGTAGATTGAACACCTGCGTGGGTAAATATTGTGGCACCAGTTCCAAAAAATGTACCGTTACCTTGAGATGCAAATGTTACATATTCAAGACGGCTCTTTAGACCATCTCTGTCTCCACCTGAAAGAATTCCTCTTGTATCAGAACTTACTGTTGCCGTAGCATAAGAGTTTGTCTGCATACTGCCGAATAGAGTGCTGTTTCCTCTTGTTGAGAAAACAAGACTTGTCCATGGTCCGTCTGCACCGCCAGCCATTACTGAGATAACAGTATTCCCTGATGCTGATGGCTGGCTATCGTTGTAAGCGTTTCCAAAATTTACTGCGTTTCCTGCTGTTGTTAAGTTCAATTCTTGTAGGGAACCAGTTCCAGTACCAGCATTTAATACTGCTAGATATGCAGGTAGAATAAATCCTTGCTTGGCGCTTGGCAAACTAAAAGTTCCAGTTGTGTAACTAGATACTTGAGCGGATGGCACAAGGATTCTAATTTGTGGCAAGTAAGACATTACAGACCTCCATGTGCGCTGGAACCACCAAAAGCACCATATCTAGGTTCAGTTAAATTACCAAAATTTGTACCGTTGCCAGTAGTAGGTATAGAAACATAATCAATTGTGGAAGTTTGAGTCGTTGAATAACCTCCAGCAAATACTCCTCGACTTCCACCTGATGTAGCCAAAGTACCAAATTTTCCTACCGTTAAATCACCGAAGTCAGTTGCATTACCAGTTGAGGCGATGGTTACATAATCCATAACATTTATGTATGCTGTTCCATTATCGCCACCAGCAAACACTCCTCTAATTCCGTTTGAACAAGACCCAACATTAGCCCTTGCTACTGTTAAATTTCCAAAATTTGTGGCGGCACTAGCGCTATCAATAGTGTAATAATCAATACTACTTAGTTTAGGACCAGATGTATAACCTCCAGCAACCAAGGCTCTTGTTGGTGAAGCAGTAGCAGAGGATTCACTACGACCTACTGTTGTATCTCCAAAATTTGTACCATTACCAGTTGAGGCTATAGTTACATATTCCATACTAAGTAAAGCACCACTAGGACCGCCACCAGAGCCAATCAAGGCTCTTGTTGAATTACTTGCTCCCGCGTGACCTTCTCTTGCTGTTGATAAACTACCAAAACTTGTAGCGTTACCAGTAGTAGCAATAGTTATATATTCAATGTCACTTGAATAATTTGAACCGTATCCACCACCCATGACTGCCCTAGTTGATGAACCACCACCTTTAGGTCCACCTCTTTTGCCAGTTGCTAACTGACCAAAACTTGTAGCGTTACCAAGGGTTTCGATAGTAATATAATCAATAATAGGACTATTAGGAGCGCCTGTTCCGCTAGTGTTTCCACCAGCAAAAATTCCTCTGCCCGAAACGGGTGCCGTAGCCGCGCCTTTTGCAGAAGGAATGACGAAATACCCCGTCAGCATATCTGAAACTTGCGCTGACGGGTTAGCCTTTAACAAACGACCTATTAGTGACACGCACTAACTCCTATCAGGCAGTAGTTACGCGGTTAGCAAATCCATGGATTGTTACAACATCTGCTGTTCCAGCGTATGCCTTGATAACTAATGAGTTACGAAGAACTAGGTCTGGAGCAACAAGGGTTAGACCTGATGTTGCAGGGATTGACAACTTAATGTCGTCATCAACTGAAGTAGTACCGCCCCATTGAAGGGTTAGGTTTACTGCTGAGCCTGATGAGTTGTAAGCATAAATTGTGACAACATCACAGTCAGTAGTTGAAGATGTTGCTGTGTGAATTGTTGTTCCAGCGCTTGATGTCGCCGCAACCTTAACTCCACGACCATGAGTAGAACCTGATAGTGGGATACGCGATACTGTTGTTGCCATTTATTTTCTCCTTATGCGAATACCTGCACCGCAAAGGCGAAGGCTTGGTCGTTGGCGGTTGTACCTGCCGCTGGAGTTGCCCATTCAGGAACTCCGCCAGCCGATACAGTTAATGTTTGTCCTGCTGTACCAATAGCGAGACGAGCAGGTGTATTTGCGCTTGATGCGTAAATTGTGTCGCCTGTTGTTGTTGTTAAAGAGTTATTGATAACTCCTGAAGTCAGAGCAACTGTGCCTGTTGAATCTGGGAATGTGATTGTGCGGTCTGCTGTTGGGTCTGTTACCGCAAGAGTTGTTTCAAAAGCATCAGCGGTAGCACCTTCAAAAATAATGCTTGAAGTAAATGTTAAATCACTAATGTTTCCTGTAGTGATAACTGTACCTGTGACATCTGGGAGAGTTACAGTACGGTCAGCGGTTGGGTCTCCACCTGAGAGAGTCATCTCAAAAGCGTTATCAGTTGTTCCTTCAAGAACAATGTTATTACCAAACTTAATTTCAAGACCAGCCTGAGCGCCCGTGAAAGTCGCGTTATTGATTACTGGCTGTTCAAGTGTCTTATTGCTAAGTGTTGCAACTGCATCTGCGGTGACTCCAGCGCCACCATTAGTGGTGATTGCCATATTATGCTATCTCGCTTCCGAACGCATTGAATGAGAAACTTGTTGATGATGCGTAGACAGTTACTACATCTGAAGCATCAATAGTGATACCTAGGGTGTAAGCCGTGGTTGTATTGGCTTGGATTGTTGCATCGTAAACGACATAGTGTTCAGTCGCTAAAGTCGCTCCATTTGGGCGTACTGCAATTCGATATGTGCCACTTGTGCCAGCCTGATTACAGATGGTGATGGTTGAGATAACCGTCTGTGTAGATGCAGGGCAGGTGTAAAGAGTTGTGGCAGTTGTGGCTGATGGGTTTGATTGCCCAAGAACCTTGTAAGTAGTTGCCATGCGGTTATCCTCCGATGAGTAATAATGGACTAATAGTACCAGCCGAGTTATTTGAGGCTGTTGTTGCGCTTGATGATGCTGAAGCCGCGTAACCTTGCGCTGAAGTTACGAATGTTCCAATGTCCTCACCCGAGATGTTATAGGAAGCCGCGGTGAGAGCGGTGTAGGTTGCAAAAGCCGTATCTAACGCTGTATATGTAGCATAGGCAGAACCGATATACCAGTATTCGCCTGATGCTGGGAAAGTATCCGTAGACTGGTCAATCAAAGCATCAAGGGCAGTAATATTGGACTCAAGAGAATCCCAAGAAGTTTGGTCTACTGCCTGTACGAATGTTTCAGATAGCGATGGGTCTGGGCTAATGTCTGCTAAATCGAGAGAACCAACTGTGGTGTAAGGGATGCTAATTGAGTAGGTACGACCATTGGGAAATGATTCTTCAACTGTGTAGATAAAAGGATTAGGCACTACATCTGGGTCGTTGGTCGCTGGAAGCGATACAGAGAATGAACCTGAACTCAAAGGCACGACCACGCTAGATGGAGCAACCATCTGGTCATCTGTACCATTACGCAAGACCTCACCAATACTAAAGCGAATCTGACCTTCAATTGGTGTGCCTTCAAAATCTACATAGGAGCCAGTTACGGTAACTGAAGTTAGGTTTGGACCTAGAGCCATTACGCACCTACCAAGAATAATAAGTCGAACTTAGACTGCTCAACAGTTTCGGCTGAATTCTTAGATGCAAGGGCGCTGGCAGTTGCCGCACTCAAAGCATCAGCGTTAGTCTCAGAGGCATCTGTAGCCCCTTCTAGGGCTGTTAAAAGGGTATTTGAAGCGGTGTATTCGGCTATCGGTACATAAGGCTCTGCCACTTTATACTCCCATCATCATTAACTGATTAGTAGTGAAATTTGCTACTGAACTAGCCGCTTTTGAAGCGGCTGTTGCGTAAGCCAAGGCGTTGCCTTCATAATCTGAGGCATTGACAACAATCTCTCTAATACCGCTTGCATCGTTGTAGCGGGTTAATAGACCTTGATACTGGTCGGTAGTAATGTAAGAAGCCGCATCGGACTCAGAAAGGGCTGTAAGCAGGTCAGCAAGGTTCTGTGTAGTACCTGCAACTGAAAGAGGTAGCGCAATCTGAAATGTACGACCAGAGGTAAAGTTTTCAACTATGGTGTAAACAAAAGGTTGTGGGGTCACATCTGTATCAGAGGTGACGGGTAGGGTAATCGAGAAAGAGCCTGTTGCATCTAATGTCTTAACGATATGAACTGGCATGATGTGGACATTGAGAGTCTTTTCCTTCAGGATGGTCTGAGGCTCAAAAGTGATTGAACCTCGAACTGGATTACCCAATAAATCTACATAGGTACCAGCCACCGTTACGGTTGAAAGGGATGCTGGTAGTGCCATGATTAAGCGCCTTGACGAATTACATTAACTGTCTGTGTTGATGAAGCAACCACGCCGTAAAGTTTTTCACCATCTTGCATTTCAACTGAGAAGGTGATTCCAGCGGCTAGTTCAAATCCATAGGCGGTTGTGGTCACGCCTTCTCCACCTAGGTAGACGGTAGTGCCACCTGCGGGATTCTGAACTGAGACAGTCTGACCATCTTTGCCAGCATAGTTAGATGAAATCTGTGTTGCTGTAGTTCCAACTGATACTCGTTGGTGAGAGATTGCCATGATTCTCCTTTAAGAAAGGGGGTGACCCATTTGACTGAGCCACCCCTCTCGATTACTTAGGGGCGACTTCTTTCTTCGCCTTTGGTTTTTCAACTGCTTCAACCTCTGGCTCGGCTTTTGGCTCTACCTTTGGCTTTGCTGTTTCTTCGATAATTCTGATATAGCGACTGCGATTTAGAGCCTTTGCGTGTTTCCATCCCTTGACATCAATAATGTCTCCAGACTTCAACAGGCGACCATCAACCACCATATTCTTAAGAATTTCTGCTTTCATTACGCAGTCATATCAATCCACACATAAGACCATGTGGTTGCTGTGTCGTTGATTGCTGAACCTGTTGGGTTGTAAAGATAGATTGAAACTGTGTTCGCCGCTGAGATAGCCGCTCCACAGAAAATCAAATCATCGTTTAGACCAGCAGGAGGATTTACGATAATGATGTCAGTTGTCTTAGCACCTGTAAGAGTGAAAGTAACTGAACCGCGAGTTGTTGCGGCGATTGATGCTGGGTCGCAAGATGCTGTACCAAAATCTAGTCCGTACACCATATCGCCAGTTGAGCCTTGAATAGCACCAACTGAAACTTCACCGCGAGAAATACGATTTACTTGAGGCATTTGTTTTCCTTTTCTAAAATTTGATTTATTAAGAAAGAAGGGGAGAGCCTTTTCAGACCCTCCCCTTCACTCAACTTAATTATGCAACGATTGTGTTCCAGAAGTAACCGAGGTCTGCTCCGATTACCTTGTTATCAAATGCCATTTCCGCTTCAATGCGGTCTGACTTGATTGACTCCATGCGGAACTGTGAAGTTCCAACAGTCTGTCCGAGACCACCTGAAACACCTGTCCAAGCGAATGTGTAACCCGCTGATGGTGTTAGAAGTCCTGGGTTTGGAGCAACATGGGTAAGGAGTGCGCCCTTGCCAAATGCAAAGCCGTAAGCCTCTGATGCGCCTTCGTTGTTTGTTGCCTTAACAGCCTTTGCAACCATAACGCGTGGAATGTCGAACATTGCCGCGAGCATATCGGTTGTGATTGTCTGTGAAGATGTGTACTTGATACGGTCTACAAGGTCTGGGTGATTCTTAAGAGCCTTGAATACATCGTATCCGAGAACGAGTGTGTTTGCTTCCATTCCTGTATTACCAAGAATCTCAGCCTTACCTGACTCGATGTCAGCGATTGGGTCTGATGATGCGTAATCTGACCAATGCTTTGTCTCGCCTGATGATGGAGCGCCAGCAACACCTGTTACATCGTCAGCCCATACGCCAGTTGTGAAAAAGTCGCTTACGAACTGAAGTTCGCGGCGAAGCATCAAACGGCGAGTAACGAACTCTGTCGCCTCACGGAGAGGGTTCAATGGTGAGTCTGCGTTAGCAAGTGTCTGGTCATCTACATCCTT